CAGGGAGATCCTAGACAAAGGAGCAAAGATGCTAAATACACAAAAGGTGGTGAACTTATGCTTAATGGCGAAAACTACATAGGTCCGTATCACATATATGGAAATGCTAGATATACCGGTGAAGAGCATGATGCATTCTCAGAACCACTAACTCCGTTCATATCAAACAAAGATAAATCGGATTATTTAAACAATACCACAGCAGACTTTCAGCCTTTAGTACCTACATTTTTCAATTATTTCACACCACAACCAAAGCAAGAAGATTATAATGCTGGGTATCTTGTAAGGTACTTTGCACAGAAGCTGGCAGCGCAAGACGCAATAGTCTATGAAATACCTCAAGACGTGTATAGATCGAGACAGGATCTAATAGATTTAGGTTTATATGGTGTTGTAGAGTTGAGTTGGAAACTGACAGGACCAATAAGGTCACAAATTGTACGGAACAGACTTGGACCTGGAGTGGTGCAAGAATCAAAAATAATTGGTATATTTGATTACAACAGAGAGCAGGTACTTAAAGCAAGTACAACATTACCAGGACTCGCTACCTCGATTGTAGATTATGTTGAGTTTGCAAGACCAACAGCACTTAATCCACAATTTGAAGTTGCAACCGGAGACGTAGTACTCTCAGAGCTACCTGCAAGTGTCGATACAAAACTAAAACAGACGTTACGAAGACGATGATATTCATTCATGTTATAAAGCAATCAGATTACACCCACGACATCAACAACAAACCGCTATATCTTTACAAGAACGAAGATGGTGTAGGTGGTGAGTTGATTCCATACGAATCATTTGATTGGGTATCTCTAGCCGATAAGGAAGTATATGTAACAGACCTAAGATACCTCAAGTATCTAGGAGTTGATGTGAGTGAATTCAATGATGCATCATTCCTATATTACAACAAGTGGAATACCCAATACGAGTATGAGGAACCATCTCTAAAACACTTCTATAGAAGGCTATATCCTAATTCTAAGAGGGTCAACTTCCTTCTCCCGCAGTCTCACTGGTTTGACCACTGTGAACAGCTATATAGCGCATATAAACCTGTATTGACGCGTGATTCAAACACTTTCTACAAAAAGCAGATCGAAGCATTCCATACAATTGAATCGAAGGGGTTAATGTACGACGGAAAGCTGGAACATAGTAAGTATAACTTTTTTACAGCAACAGGCAGGCCTAGTAATGCCTACGGAGGAATTAACTTTGCAGCATTTAGTAGGAAGGATGGAAGTAGAGAACTGATAAGGTCTAGATATGAGAATGGTTTGTTGATTGAAGTGGATTTTGAATCATACCACCCCAGACTCATTGCCGAGCTGATTGGGTACAAGTTTCCAACAGATAGGAGTGTGTACACATACTTAGCAGAGCAGTATTATAATACAGATACGCCAACAGACGAGCAAATTAAGTCAGCAAAGACCAAAACCTTCTACAAACTATACAGTGCTGATGATGATACTTCAATTCCGTATTTCAAAGGCATAGTTGATTATGTTTCGGATATGTGGAGCAAATTCGATAACGATGGCTATATTTCGGCACCTATATCTGGCAGGCCACTTTACAAAGAGAATTACCCACAAATTATAACTAAGCAGACATTGTTTAATTATATGATGCAGCTTACTGAAACTGAGAGAAACACAGAAGTACTGACCAAGTTTAGTATGCTGGATAGGGTTGTGCTATATACATATGATGCTTTATTATTAGATGTAAGAGCGGATCAAGTTGAAGAAACCCTTATAACAATAGCAAAAGAATTACACACACAAGACTACCCAGTTAAGATTAAAGTTGGACCAACTTACGCAAAACTAGCCGTTTGGGAGAATACGGCAATATTTATGTAAAAAGAGAATGGCGAAGACAACTTTGTTATGCACGTTTTTAAACGAGACTGCAGTAATCGAGAGTGTGGGTGATCTTAGGAGAACATACGGTCAACAAATACAAGAGATCGAATTATACAGATTTACCGAAACACCACAAAACTACATATGTGTATTCAACACTGTGATGAAACTACCAACTTTACCGAACACGATAACCATCAACAAAAAGAGGCAGACAACAACTTTTTATACAATTAATGCACTCAACACGTTGATTATTTCATTAAATGGTGGTATATTAGATAAAACATACACAGTCGATTGGAGCAACTACGAACATACACTAATATTGGCAGACAGAGGAGCTGGCTGTCGATTTGTAAAAATAGAGTATGTACCTGTTGCATAATTGAAAAACAAGTAGTATATTTAAGTTATAAACAATTAAATCGTTACATCTATGGCAATTAACCTAGACGCAATCCAAAAGAGATTGCAAGAAATGCAACAATCCGCTAAAGGCGGAGGTAACACTGGCAACAAAGATTTGCAGTGGAAACCACCAGTAGGGAAATCTCAAGTACGTATTGTACCCTACTCGCACAACAAAGACAATCCGTTTATGGAGCTGTACTTCCATTATGAGATTGGAAAGCGTACTTACCTATCACCAAGTTCTTTTGGTCGTCCTGATCCAATCGTTGAGTTTGCTGAGAAGCTAAAACGTACTGGCGATAAGGAGGATTGGAAATTGAGCCGTAAGATCGCACCAAAGTTCCGTGTCTATGCACCAGTAATCGTACGTGGTGAGGAATCTGAAGGAGTTAAGTTCTGGGGATTTGGTAAAACCATCTACCAAGATCTTATGGGCTTCCTAGTCGATCCAGACTACGGTGATATCACCGATCTAATGAACGGACGAGACATTACAGTGGAGCATATTGCAGCTGACAAAGAAGGAGGCTTTCCAAGCTACTCAATTCGAGTGAAACCCAACACAACTCCAGCCACAGAAGATAAAGCAATTGCTAATCTTATTGTTAATGAGCAAAAGGAGATCACTGAATTGTTTGAAGAGCCAACCTACCAAGAGCTTGAGACAGCATTGCAAAACTGGCTACAACCAAGCTCAGGTGATGAAGGTAAAGTGAAAGCTGGTACACCAATCAGCAATGCACCTAAGGCAAATACCGTGTCTGATGTAAAGAGTGCATTCGACAACTTGTTTGGTAATGAAACCACTGATGCACCCTTTTGATCATGGCAAAAAAGCAAGTTACAGAGATAGCCGGCAGGGACGAACTAGCTTCAACCCTAGCTGAAGGACTAAACAAAAAGTTTAAGGACTTTAAGGCTGTGTACTTTTTGGATAACACCGAAGAGACACCAACTGATCTAACCGAATGGGTATCCACCGGATCAAGTACCTTAGATCTTGCAATTGCAAACAGACCCAATGGCGGTTTGCCAGTAGGTAGGATTGCAGAGTTTACAGGACTTGAAGCAGCTGGTAAGAGCCTGATCATGGCACACCTACTAGCCAATACCCAGAAGAAAGGAGGACTTGCTGTATATATTGATACCGAAAATGCCCTGAGTGAGGAATTCCTCAGGGCAATCGGTGTTGATGTCGCTAACATGTTGTACATACCACTGGAAACGATTGAAGACATTTTCGAAGCAATTGAGAATATCATCGAATCGATTCGTAAGTCGTCTAAGGACAGATTGGTAACCATCGTAGTCGATTCAGTAGCAGCAGCAACAACTAAAGTTGAATTGGAAGCAGATTACGATAAGGATGGCTGGGCAACAACTAAAGCAATCCTTATGAGTAAGGCAATGCGGAAGATCACAAACATGATTGGCAAGCAACGAATCCTCCTAGCATTTACAAATCAGCTAAGGGAAAAGATGGGTGTGATGTTTGGCGATAAATTCACAACGAGCGGGGGTAAGGCTTTAGGGTTCCATGCATCGGTCAGAGTTCGCTTACAATCTGTTGGTAAACTAAAAACCAAGATCGGATCAAAAGAAATCATCGTTGGTGTTGAAACCGAAGCAACCGTAACTAAAAATCGATTAGGACCTCCGTATAAAAAAGCTAAGTTCGAAATCTATTTCGACTCGGGTATTAACGACTTGGGTAGCTGGTTTACCTTGCTCAAAGAGTATGGGGTGCTTAACGGAGCAGGTGCATGGTTCACTTTGGTACGTGAAGACACAGGCGAAGAAATTAAGTTTCAGTCTAAGGATTGGGTAGCCAAGCTGGAAGCTGATGAAGACTTAAAAAAGTATGTGTATGATAAGATGTGTAGCGTCATAATCTCAAAGTATAGGCATACAGAGGAATCAAATGAAATTGAAGTAGATAACGACGATATAGTAGGTTTTGATGAGTAGTAGATACCTTAAACTCTGGGAGGAGTTAAAAAAAGAACCAATCAAGGCAGCTAATAGAAACTCTAGAGTGCTGATTGTTGATGGCCTTAATACATTTATTAGGTCATATGCAGCAAGCCCGGTTACGAATGATAATGGACTGCATGTAGGTGGCATATCAGGAACAATCCTGTCAATCGGTCATGCGATCAAGACAGTTGATGCAACAAGAGTAGTGGTGGTATTTGATGGCAAGAATGGTACGAAAAAGCGGAGAGATCTCTTCCCAGAGTACAAGGCATCTCGCAAATTCAAGATCAGACTTAATAGATCGGAAGAGCTAGAAGAAGGAGAGGAATCACAAAAGCGGCAATTGCTGCGATTGGTTGAGTATCTTGAACATATGCCAATAGATGTAGTTACAATTGAAGGTGCTGAGGCAGATGATGTAATTGCATATATGGTCCAGGAAGTCTTTCAAGAGCAGTGTTACATCATGTCCTCAGATAAGGACTTTCTGCAGCTGATAAATGAAAGAGTTCAAGTATGGAGTCCTACGAAAAAGAAGCTGTATTATGCATCCGATGTGTTAGATGAATACGGCATCACACCTCAGAACTTTGTACTGCATAGAGCAGTCACTGGAGATGCTTCAGACAATATACCTGGAGTAGATGGTGTAGGCTTAAAAACATTGTTGAAGTTGTATCCTAACCTAGGTGGTGATGAAAGGTTATCGGTAAAGCAAATTATCGAGGAAGCAAAGCAGCAACCTAAGAGTAAGAAGTATATGGCTATCGCAGAATCGGAGAGTATCTTGGAAAGAAATCTAATGCTAATGTCACTACGAGACGTCGACATTTCACCACTCAAAAAGCTATCAATCATAAGTCAGCTGGACAAGACTAATCGGTTATCAAAAATGAAACTACAGTCGCTATTGTTTCAAGATCAAATGTCTGGTGTTATAAGAAACTTTGATGTGTGGGTAAAAGAGACGCTATATAAACTTGATATGTTTTTGCTAAGTAAGTAAAAATTAGGTATAGTAAGTTATGAGCGATACATTTCAATATTACGGAACATCCTTTCAGCATAAGGTAATAGCAGCACTAATGTCCGATAGGATATTTCTGCAACAAATACATGACATTCTAGATCCGAACTACTTTAGCTCGGATGGAGCAAAGTGGTTAGTAGGGCAAGTACTCGAGTATTTTGTTAAGTATAAAACCCCACCAACTCTGGATGTGTTTAAGATCAGCTTAGATAACGTAGAATCGGATCTTTTAAAGACAACCGTTAAGCAGGCCTTGAAGGAAGTGCTAACCCATCTTAGTGGTGCAGACCAAAGCTATGTCAAAGATCAGACAATCAACTTTTGTAAAAACCAAAAGCTAAGGCAAGCCATTCTAGACTCAGTGGAAATGCTCAAGGTATCAAATTACGATGGTATAAAACTACGTATTGATGATGCAATGAAAGCAGGCACAGACAGAAACATTGGACACGAGTACGCAGAGCACATCGAGGAGAGGTTTGCACAAGCAACCAGAAAGACATCACCAACACCATGGGAACCTATCAACGATATTACAGATGGTGGTATAGGAGCA